ATGGTTCTGCATTGATGTAAAACCGTTCAAAGTTGACGGTAAGAAAATAAAGGAAAACACTTTTTACAAATTAGTTGACGGTAAGCCAACTCTAGCCTAATCCTAAACCCAAATGAAAACCATGACGACACTAACCGCACTTGTTGCGCTCGGCATTATAAGTAACACGATTTTTTATTGTTTAACCCGCCTAAAACTAAAAAAGATGGCAGATCAGAGTACAATTATCGAAGGGCTTGTTACCCGCATCAACACAGATGCAACCAACATCAAGACAATGCTGAACAATGTTATCAGCAATCCCGAAAATACCATTTCGGATGCAAGCCTTGCTGATTTGAACGCAGCGGTGAACAACCTGGATGCGTTGGCAACCTTGCCTGCGCCAGTCACAACGTCCGAGGCGGCCCCGGAAACACAGCCGTAAAGATGTGTGTTTGAGTACCCAACCGCCTCGCTATAACACAGCGAGGTTTTGGGGTGCAAGAATTCATCACTTCAAATACATTTTATAATGAAGCCATTCCAAAAAGTTATCCGCGTTATAAACAGTTGCCGGACTAAGGCGCACCTAATGACAGCAGACGTTTACCTGACCTCATTTACAAAGTTGTATGCTCACGAGACGGTAGCAATTACGAGGCTTAGAAACGCACTGCAATTGCGCCGGATTGAGATTAGCCATTTGGCAGCCGTAAACGTTGAGCTATGAGAATGTTAGTGGTAGGGATACTAACCGTGCTAGCCGTCATGTACAAGATGTGGCTCGATAGTAAATGTGAACGATAATTTTTAAACCACTTAAAACGATAACACATGCAACCATGCACAAAATGCCAGAAACTAATACCAGCCGGAACAGTCTGCGAGAATTGCTCCCAAGAGATTGACCCGCTCGATTTCCCTGATGCCGAGTAACATTTTATTAGCTGACCTTAAAATAAAAACGATGAAAAAGACACAAAGTTTTGTATTCGATACCCCGATAGTTGACAAGTACGCCAACAACAAAATACTTGGGTATGCCCGTATTGAGGGTGTAGGATATTCAGACCCGAACTATGCTAAAGATTGGGCATCCGGTGAATGTGAGCCGGAGGATATTTTCAGCTTCGACATTAATACGGTATATTTCCTTGTTGATGGAAAGACGACCACCGAAACACAGGCATACCGTATATCTAAGCGTTTGGGAGGCGAAATAAGCGACATTATCGACTCTGCGACACTTGGGCATTTAGAATACATTTTCAGCGAAGCATACGCGCTTGATTGCGCTATGGTGCCGGAACAAGACCATACCGATAAAGTACAGAACGACCGCCCTTACCAAGTTTTGTACGTTCCTGAATTAGGGCAATATACAGAGGACAAAGCCGCTTAATAACCACCTAAAAATAAAATTATGGAAACGGGTATATCAATAGCCAACCAATTCACGCCGGATATTAATATCCAAAACCGTGAAGCATTTTTGAAGTCGTTCGATGTTCCGCCATCAAAGGTTGACAAGGCGCAAGGGTATGATACAATGCCTATTTCAGCCCTCGAAAATGAACTGGACCAAACATACTTGGGGCTGTGGAAAACAGAAAATTTCCGCCATCAGGTAATTGCAAATGAGATTGTAGGGAGTATCGACCTTCATGTATATGACCCCACCGTAAAAACATGGATAGTGCGTACTGGTTGCGCCGCTGTTATGATACGGCAAAAATCAGGAGCCGCACTCACCGACATTGGCGAGAAAATTAAAAACGGCTTGGTGATGGACTTCCCAAAGCTATCGACCATGTGCCTAAAGGCCGCTGCGAAAACATTGGGTAAAAAGTTTGGGCGCGATCTGAACAGAAAATTTGAAGATGGGTACGAAACCGTTTACACGGACGAAATAAATTTCAATGCTGTTCTTGATGATGTAACCAACCGCCTGACCTCATGCAAAAGGGTTGAGGAATTGGGCGCACTCTGGACGGAATACCCCGACCTGCAAGAAAATCCAAAGTTCAAAAAATTGTTTAACCAGTTCAAAATGAAAATACAGTATGGAGCAGCAGCCTAAACAAACATTTGAAGATAGCCGCATGGGGTTATTTACGGCAAGCGAAATAAGCAGATTGCTTGTTAGCGGAAGCAGACCAATGACGGAAACAGAACTGGCAGAAGAAAAAGCAAAAGGCGGCAAAAGAAAAACAGTTGACACGCTTTTTGGAGATGGCGCAGTTACCTACATGAATGAAAAAATAGGAATCTGCATTACAGGGGAAACGCCACCAACATTTGACACTGTAGCTACCCGATGGGGGAAAGAACAAGAAGAAGATGCCATTAAATGGTTTGAATTAATCACTAAGAAGAAAGTGCAGCACTTCGGGGTATTTGAATACAGATTTTTCCCGTACAAAAATAGCGGGGGTTGCTCACCTGATGCAAAGGTTATCGAAGAAAGCGCATGTGTGCAGGTAAAATGCCCTTATTTGTCATCGAACCATGTTACATACCTGCGTGTTATTGGGGATCAAAAGAAGCGGCAGGAGTGGCTTAAAAAGAACGAAAAGGACTATTACGCTCAATGCCAGTTTGAAATGATGTGCCTTGGTGAAGCAGAAGGTAAAAAAACTTTGGAAAAATGCTACTTCGTCACCTACGACCCACGCACAAATGACCATTGGTTGCGCATGAGCATATTTGAACTAACACCGGATGAATCATTACAGGCAGATATTGACCTGCGCATAACTGAAGCGCACAAAATCGTATCTGAAACATTGAAGCAGTTTAGCGAACCATCTGAATTGTATTACTCTAAACAAGCTGCATAATCAATCATTTTAACTAAAAAAGAAGAAGATGAGCAAACCAAAGTTTATGCCAGAACTGGCAGACGATCAAGACAGGCTGCAATACATGGCCGAAGTAGCAATCAAGGCAGAGGTGACCGATTACAGGGTGCATCTTACGCCTGATGAACTCGACCAGCGTCGAGAGCAATTTACCAATAACTCTATTTACCTGAAAGAGGAGGCGGATAAATTCAATGAAAAGAAAGCCGAGTACAAAGAAATCATCAAGCCAAAGGCAATGGAAAACGAACAATTGCTTGATGAAATCGTGACGCAGCAGCGCCATTGATGGCATATTTGAAACTGAACTTAAAAACGTGGACGACTTTGTAATAATCCACAAGTAACCCCACCCCACCCGCATCCAAATAACCCGTTAGCTCACAAGGCGTGGGATTTGGTGCATGAGAGACGTAAAAATTAGAAAGATGGAAACCACATACGATCAATTCCTTGAGAGCAAAATAAAGACGCACATAGATAGCGGATTTGACCACCCCGGCAGATGGGCGCACCTATACCCATTCCAAGAGTACTGCGTCAAATTAGCCATAAAGAAAGGCAGATTTGCGATGTTTGAGGATTGCGGGTTGGGAAAGAGCCGACAGCAACTAACATGGGCGCATGAGGTCGTGAACTTCACAAATAAGGCAGTTATCATACTTGCTCCGTTGGCGGTTGTATCGCAGACAATTCAAGAGGGTATAAAAATTGGTATTGAGCCAATAGAGTACCATGATGGGTTTTACTCAATGGATGAATTGCCCGCAGCAGTTTACATTACCAACTATGAGCAGTTGGAGAATATATCTGCGTCTGATTTTGTCGGCATTGTGTTGGATGAATCCAGCATTATAAAAAACTTTGAGGGCGCATATCGCAATTTGCTTATTGATAATTTCGGCAACACCCCTTACAAACTATGCTGTACCGCTACCCCAAGCCCTAACGACCCTATGGAGCTTGGCAACCATGCGGAGTTTTTAAACGCCATGAACTACAATGAAATGCTTGCAATGTATTTCGTGCATGACGGCGGCGAAACTGCTAAATGGAGATTGAAGGGCCACTGTGAAAAGCTATTTTGGGACTTCGTGAGCAGTTGGGCTATTATGCTTTCAAAACCGTCTGACATTGGTTTTTCTGATGAAGGGTATAATCTGCCACCGCTTGAGTACATCGAAAAAATGATTGTTACCGAAAAGAAAGATAATGGCACTTTGTTTAATGATACTGCCATATCCGCCACAACCCACAATGCAGAATTGCGCCTTACAAAAATTGTTCGTCTTGATGAAGTTGCAGCGATCGTAAACACCCGACCGGATGAAAGTTTTATTATCTGGGTAAAGCAAAATGAGGAAGGGGAAACGCTGCGCAAGTTGATACCGGAAGCCATAGAGGTGCAAGGCTCTGACAGCCCAACATGGAAGCGTGATAAATTGTTAGGCTTCGCAAACAATCAGTTTCGCGTTCTTATCACAAAAGCAAAGATTGGCGGGTTTGGGATGAACTTTCAGAACTGCCACAACATGATATTTGCCAGCCCGGATTTCAGCTTTGAGAGCCTTTACCAGTCTATTCGTAGGGAATGGCGTTTTGGTCAAAAGAACGCTGTTAATGTGTGGTTGATTACTACCGACACCATGCAAAATATTATCCAGTCTATAAAGCGCAAACAGGCCCAATTTGAAGACATGCAAAGGGCTATGCAGGTAAGCATGAACAGTTCATTTAAGCACAAACAAAAAACTAAAAGGATGGAACGTAGCTACAAATCAGAAATGGCAGATATTCGCCTGGGTGACTGTGTTAAAGGAATAAAATCTATTCCTGATGAAAGTATAGGGTTTAGCATTTTCAGCCCACCATTTGCGGAACTATACACCTATTCTGACGAATTGGAGGATATGGGTAACAGCAAGGATTACAACGAATTTTTTACCGCCTTTAAATTCCTTGTGGCGGATCTGTTTCGGGTTTTATGGTCAGGCCGCAATGTGGCTGTTCACTGTATGGACTTGCCAATACAGAAAGGCAAAGAAGGATACATAGGGCTGCGTGATTTTTCCGGTATGATACTGCAAGTGTTTCAGGATGCAGGGTTTATCTATCACAGCCGGGTAACAATATGGAAAGACCCTGTTACAGAAATGCAGCGTACAAAGGCATTGGGATTACTTCATAAGCAAGTAAAGAAAGATGCCGCAATGTCTCGGGTTGGCATACCTGATTACTTGTTAGTATTCCGCAAACCGGGAGAGCATAAGCACCCGGTAAGCAAAAATGATATTCCGGTTGACCTATGGCAGAAATACGCCAGCCCCGTATGGATGGATATTGATTATGGGGAAACACTGAACCGCACCGAAGCCAGAGCAGAGAAAGACGAAAAGCATATCTGCCCTTTGCAGCTTCAAACAATAGAAAGGGCTATACACCTATGGAGCAATGAAGGCGATACCGTTTTAACGCCATTTATGGGTATTGGCAGCGAAGTATTTAAAGCTATCCAGATGGGACGTAAGGGTATAGGATTTGAGCTGAAAACAAGCTATTTCAACATTGCTGAAAGGAATATCAAGAACGCCGAAAAATCAAAAGAACAAGCTCAATTATTCGCAGCATGACACTTTTCGCCTCACCACAAAATTGCGCCGTAAAAAGGCAGTATGTACCAGATAGCCGGGAGTTTCAATACACGCTGGCTAATGTTCAAAATCCGTGGTATCTATCCGCATGGTGGAATATCTACAAGGACAGAGAAAACGCCGCTAGAATGGAAGATATGAAGCAGTACGCGGCATTGCTGGATGGTGAAGGTCGGGACATTTTTTATAAGAGAACATTGGGGAAATAATATTTAGTAACACTTAAAAATAGAGGTATGAGAGTTCTTGTTGCATGTGAAGAAAGCCAGGAAATATGCAAATCCTTTAGAGCAAAAGGCCATGAGGCATTTAGTTGTGATCTGCAACCGTGTAGCGGAGGACATCCTGAATGGCACATACAAGATGATGTGCGCAAAGTAATGAATAACAGCTTTCACTTAATGGTGGCGCATCCCGTTTGTAAGATAATGGCTAATAGCGGTGTTAGGTGGCTTGTAAAAGAAGAAAAGAGAATTAACAATGATAGATGGGATGAATTAGAATTAGCGATTGATTTTTTTAATGTTTTCGCAAACTCAACTATATGGATGAAAAGCATAGAAAATCCGGTGCAGCACAAATATGCTAGGGATGGATTTGTAAATAGGCATGGTAGATTTGTGCAAGGAGTTGGCAAATGGAGCCAGACAATACAACCTTACCAACATGGGCACATGCAAACTAAAAGGACGTGCCTTTGGAATTACCGTTTGCCATATCTACAGGAAACGAATAACGTGTATGCCGAAATGATGAAACTACCATATAAGGAACGGGCATTGGTTCATTATTGCGCCCCGGGACCTGAAAGGGAAAAAATAAGAAGTAAAACATTTCCTGGAATTGCAGACGCAATGGCTGAACAATGGGGATAAAATAAATAATCACTAACCCTCCGAGTGAGGATAAAAAGAGAGAGAAAAATGAGATACGTTTTTAAGATTGTCAGAATAATATTTTGGGGCTTAGCGATTGCTTTTATTGTTCCAGCAATTTGGATTTTAGTAAATATTTCTATGGTATTATGGCATCTTAATTTCATCCATTGCTTTTCCTTATTTGATGAGGGCTGGCTAAAGGATTTAACTATAGAAAATGAGCCGGAATTATACATAGATGAAAATGGTAGTCATTGGAAGCATGGGTTTTATAAAAACATTACCGATTACTGGAATGACAGGATTAGCTATAAAGACTAACACCATCTCGCATAAGCTGCGGGAATAAAAAAAGCTGTGTCGATCCGCCAAGATGAAACACAGCTAATTGATTGAAACGTTACAACAACATTTGCATGAATCATGCCAGTTGTAACGGAGTTAACTAGACCTAACAAAGTTCTAACAATTGGTACTATGATAAGAAAATATTTTGTTAAGAATTGTATTGTTCTTACCTTTGTTGCACTTGCGACAGTAAAAACAAACAGTACAATTTCATGCGGATTAAAGTCAACTCATTACAAGTTAATGCCCGGTTCTGCCGTTGTCTGTTTGGTTACTGTCGCAAGTTTCCCGACCTCAATCGCGCCGGGCAGTCTTGTTTTTACTCCTTTCCTCAGTTACCAAAATTTGCGACATATGCCTACCACAAAACACCTCTTCGACCTTCTCGAAGAACAAGCCGAATTAGCACTACAAAGCGCCATCGCCAACCGGAAGCTCACCCAACGCCTTTGCGCCGAAATTAGGGCAACTATAGACGCTAGAAAGCCGAAAACACCTAAGCCGTACCATGCGGATCGTTCACTTTTAAAATTTGTGAACTGATATGGCTAAGGATAGTCCTGTTTCTAAAAGAAAAATTCTCATTAAATCTAATTGCCGATGCTTTTATTGCGGCGAAGATTTAACCATTAATAAATGGGAGATAGATCACGTTGACCCTTTTTCAAAATCACGAAATGGCACAACAAAAAATCTTGTTGCCGCATGTGTCTCATGCAATAGGTCGAAATCCGACCTAACTATTGAAAACTTCCGAAAAAAAATTGCATTGAAGTGTAATGCCGATATTGTTTTTTTCTTTGAAAAATACGGTATAGTTATAGAAAAAGAAGGTGCCACATTTACCAATACCCTAAATCAAAAAACCTTCAATCATGGCTAAAGAAACCCTATACTTCCCACACGATTACAACCCTACTTCTGACCCTAAAATGATGGCATTATTAGGTGAATATGGAGGTGCAGGTTATGGCATTTACTGGCGTATCGTTGAAATGCTGCATGAGGATGCGGAACATAAATTACCCACAAAACAATATCTGATTAATGCAGTTGCAAAGCAAATGCATAGTGCTCCAGACTTCATTTTACAGTTCATAAATGACTGCGTTAATGTTTTTGAGCTATTTAAGCAGGAGCAGGATATGATTTTTTGTGAGCGCGTTTTTCGCAACATTAACCATAGAAAAGAAAAAACTAATACGGCTAAAGCTAATGCCAAGGCTAGATGGGATGCAGTTGCATTGCAAAAGGATGCAACCGCAATGCAAAGTGATGCTAATAAAGGAAATAAAAGTAAAGGAAAGGAAAATGTTCTTTTAGAAAAAGAACCAAAAGATATAAATGCTCGGTCTGAAAATTTTTACAAATCTCTTGTCCCCTTCGTGGATGAATACGGGCAAAAGTTAGTAAGGTCATTTTTTGAGTATTGGAGCGAGGCGAATAAAAGCCAAACGAAAATGAGATGGGAAATGCAAAAGACTTTTGAAATAAAAAAACGCCTAAATACCTTTTTAGAAAACGATAAAAAGTTTCATCCAGAGAATTACGAAACACCTCACAACCCTTCAACTTGGACTAAACCCGCAATGGTTCTATGATTTCCCAAACCACCATACAAGCCGTAAAAGACCGCGCAGAAATATTCGACGTGGTTAATTCGCTGCTGCCTTTGAAAAAAGACGGTGTTAATTGGGATGCTTGCTGTCCGTTTCACAACGAAAAAAACCCATCATTCAAAGTTTCCAAGACTAAAAATATTTTCAAGTGTTTCGGGTGTGGGGCAACAGGTGACGCAATCGAATTTGTGATGAAGTATCAGAAAGTTCTTTACCCAGCCGCGATTGAGTACATAGCCGGATTTTACAAAATACCTGTTGAGCAAGAGAATAACCAGCCGATCAAAACCTACGCAAAGCCGATACTGAAAGAAGGGCAGATTTCCGCAGCATGGTTGAAATACTTCGCAGAACGTGGGATAACTGGCGCAACATTACAGCATTTCCGTGTGACCATGACTAACCAGTGGATGCCAAAGGCGCAAGGAAACACCGATACAATCTGTTTCAACTACTACCGGGAT